GTGTGGTCTAAACTCTCTGACTTCATCAGTGTCTGGGCACCGCAGTACAATGCACCAGACTTTGCTTATCTTATCCAACAGACCGTTGGACTCTATGTCTGCTATCCATCTCATCGGTCATCACCCGATCCACCAATCTTACCACGCGCCGCTCTACTTTCGAGCTTCTCAAGGTTCATGTTGGCAACTTCATTGAGGCTAATGTTAAGGTCTTTGGCCAGCATGGCGCAGTACCACAGCACATCACCAATCTCATCGGCTATGGCAGCTCTATCAGCCCCCGGTAGATCACCTATCTCATTGAAGGTGATGTCCTTATCTCTTATGAGCTTCTTGATTTTACCTAGTACCTCACCTGCTTCATTAGATAGGCCCAGCGCCGGGTAGATTACTTTCCAGCGATAGATGCCAGTCTTGGAGGCTTCAGCCTGATACGCATTCATTGATAAATTGTTGCTCATAGTCTCACCTTCCAAATTGTCTGTGCCCAGCCTGTGGATGCTTTGCGTTTGCCTGCTGCTACCGCTAGGCCACGCTTCACGAGTTTTGGGATGTACTGCATGGCAGAGTGGCCACTGCAAAAACTCATACGCTGCATGATTTCATCTCTGGTGAGGCCAGTGTGCTTGGCCCCTAGTAAGATGGCGTAGACTTGAAGCTCTAAGTGAGTGAGGTCTGAGAGCCGACATGCTTTAAGATGAGTTCCAGTCATCTCTGTGCCTGCAAAATAGAATGACGTTTGTTCAGCCATGGCTGTTGTTCCTTTGTGTTCAATTGTCAGTGGAAAGGCTGTCAAAAACCCAACTAGCAAAAACTTTTCTGCGGGTTGGGATTTAGCTTCTGCCAGTTAGAAGGGCACATCATCGTAGACCGTGCGAAGTCTTCCGCTCTCGCGGTTGTACTGGAGTTGATCGGCTGGACCGACCTCCCCCGTGTGTCTATTCTTGAGGACCACCAGATTGCGTCTACCGCTGGTAGGCTCATCGGCATCTACTTCCATGGCGACACAGGCATCTGCCAGCTGTGCTAAGGCATGTGAACCCCTCAGCTGAGACAATGAGACCTTGGCACCACCTTCGTGACCTAAGTCCCCGCCGGGACGCCGTAGGTGAGACACCAGCACTAGAGCCAAGTCTAGCTCTGAGCACAGGACGCGGAGGGTGTGCATGATGTGGTCCACCATGACCCGCTCGTTAGAGCCTACGTCACCCGCTCCCCCACTTATGAGGATCGATATGTGATCTAGGAACACCACGTCACACTTAAGGCCATGCTTCATGTAGCGAATGCGATTGCAGATTACATCCAGCTCTGTGCTTCCGAAGTGATCAAAGAGATAGATTGGGCCTTTAGCCATAAGGCTATCGAAGCCAGCTTTTATCTCATCGGCTGTGGCTGCATCAGCATCAACAGTAATGTTCTTCTCGATGTGGATACCAGCTAGTCCCTGTGCGCTCCGCTTGACGCTCTCTTCGAGCATAAGCATACCCACAGTGAACCCACTCATGTGGATGTGGTAGGCCATCTCTCTGATCAATGTGCTCTTGCCCACTCCAGAGCCAGCACAGAGCGTCACAACGCCTGTACGGATGCCCTTGAGCATCTCATTGAGCCTTGGGTATGGGTACTGTACGGGGCTCTCTGCGTCTGCCACAGCTACCACCTCACGGAGGTCTGCCATGCTGACGATGCCATCAGGTCTGAAGTCTGCTGCTTGGTGTATCGCACTAATGATTGCTGAGGCATTGCCAGCCACAAGACACTCGTTTGCGTCCTTCATAGGCAACACAGCAATTTTGGTCTTACCAATAGGCAAAACTTCAGCACACGCCTGTGCTGCTGCTTGACCAGCTTCGTCTTGATCGAACATCAGCACGATCTCAGCAAAGTTGTTGAGGTAGTCTATGTGCTGCAACAGGTGCTTCTTGGCGCTCTGGGCACCATGGGGCACAGAGACTGTTGCATACTTGTGGTTCTGCACTTGACTGACGCTCATTGCGTCTAGTTCGCCCTCACAGATGACGATCTTCTTACCAGCTGACCACAGGTGCATTCCGAAGAGGCCCATGCGGTCGCTGTCGCCCACCACAGAGAACTGTTTGTCTCTAGTACGGACCTTCTGTGCTACAGCTCTACCTTGAAGGTCTCTGTAGGTCGCAAGTTGCACCAGTTTGCCCCGGTGCTCTCCGATCATGTAGCCAAACTTCCGGCAGGTTTGCTCTGTGAGCTTACGGCTGCGCAGCTCCTGATATTCACCTTGCAGTAAGTGTGCTGAAGCGCTGGGCTTGGCTGGTGCATCCACTACCTCGCCATCACCTGACGTATAGGTAGAGCAAGAGAAACACCAAGTTGAGTTGTCACTGTAGAGCGCTGACGCATCGCTACTTCCACAGGCATCACATGGTTGGTGCTGTATGAACTTATTGTCACCCCGGTCATCGGTGTTCATTGGTCGTTCCTTTGTGTCTAAAGAAAAAGGGCCATCCGAAGACAGCCCTTTGCTCTCGCTTATTGGCGACACTCGTCTAGCCAGTCTTGAGGCATAGTCTTGTGTGCCCATCGGAACCCGTGCCTCTCGCAATAGTCGCTGTAGCGAGTGGGACTGCCCTTGTAGAGCCTCGCTTGAGCGTTACTGAAGAGGAAGCGGATGTCGATTTCTGGGGACTGCTTTTTGATTAACACATGCTTTGCACGGTCAGCAGTTGCCCATATTCCTTTGGTCTCCAAGTACCAGAAGCCACCGGGCTTGGAGAGCTTAAAGTCTGGGGTGTACTTGGCGACACGGGCAGGGATTTCGTAGGTGATCTTGTCCACCTCATACTCAAACTCAATGCCCTCATCTGTCAGTAGCTTCGAGATGCTTTCTTCGAGCCCTGAACGGTAGCCAGCTTTTATGCCACGGAACCTTGCGCGATTAAAAGTCACCATTGACTACAGCGCCAGTAGTTGGTGTGGGCTCATCAAAGTGCTCCACTGTGAAGCTGCCGCCATCTACTGCCTCAAAGCCACCATCGTCACCGCCGAAGCCATTGACCACATCGATCACTTGCACCTTGTCCAGCATCAGGCTCACGCCCTTTGAGCCGCTGACGGTGTAGAGGTTTAACACACCACCCATCTTCACTGTTGAGCCACCGCCGATCTTAGGCAGAGCGCTGGGCACAATGACTTGACCTTGGGCATCATAGAACTTGGGTTGATACTTGGATTGTGCTTTGATTGACACTTGCCCGGTCTCTTCGTCTTTAGTGACTGGCATCCGGTAATTTGCTTTTGGACCAAATGCCTCAGCTGCCGCCGCTTTGATCTGTGCAATTAGTGGTGCTGCCTCATCTTCAGACATTAGCACCTCAGTCTTATACTTTGGGTTGTCCGTGTCGAAGGCTGTGTCTGGGCTGTTGAGGTGGGGGTATTTTGCATTGCCTGCGGGTGTCGTAAACTTGTGTACTTTTGCCATTTTGTTGTTCCTTTGAACGTATAGAAAAAGGGGCCATCCGAAGACAGCCCCAGTTGTTGAGGTAGAGGAGAAACCACAGCTGGGAGGCCGCTAGGTTCCTCTGGTGGGGTGACAGAAGGTCAGCTGAAACAGAACTCGTTGTTTCTGACTGCATCCAGATCGAGACATCCTTTGGTGGGTATGGTGACAGGACTGTCTTCTGATCCAAAGGCCATGCTTGGGTTATTGAGTTGCTGCCTGACTTCCTCCTCAAACTTACTGAAGAGGCAATCGCCTGAGAACATATTGATAAACGTACTTCTTACGCCATCAGACAAGTCCCACACATCGCCAGAGATGCTAAAGCTGTCATGGATCATAAAGAAGTCTTCTGATGTGCCTGCATCGAGTTGGTTGCAGATGAAGTTCTGCATCAACGCAGCATCCTGAGAGTGCACAAAGTTGGGAGCAACAGCATTGCAGCTTTTAGCTACATCGATGCGGTCCGTGTCTTCCCGCAGTGTGACCTTAGTTCTCTTGCGCTCCTGTGCTGCCCTATCGAACAAAAAGATTTTGATCTCCTTTTGCTTTGTTTTGCGATAGTCCATGTGCACAGGAAAGCCGCTGTCTGTAGTCCACTTCATCGTCTTGTTCTCTTCGGCCACAGCTCTTGCTGCCGCTTGTAGATACACCATGCTTTCACCAGTCTTCAGAAGAACCTTGCTGATCGTTTTGTAGACCAGATCACCCATGAACCATGCGCACTCAAATTGCCCTTGCTCTGTGTCATGCAGCGGATGCCTGTCGATCTCACCGTAAGTCACCTTCAGTTGCTCAGGCTTCATTAGGTCTTCCATGAACTGACCACGCATCCCCACATTGTTGCTAGAGTAACCATAGCACATTGTGGCCCTTTTCATGTGGCTGCGGCCTATCTTGAAGTTGATCCATCGGTCTGCCAGCTCACCCACAGTTGTGCCAGTTCTCTTGCTAAACACTGTAGCTCTTACAGCTTGACCCAGTGCATTCAGCTCCTCGACTACTTTGTCGGCCACTGTCTGGTAGATGTCTGCCATTTGGTGGGAGGGTGTGAGGTTAACCAGCGCCCCCTCAGTCTCACTCAAGTTTAAGCCTGAGTAAATCTGAACGCCGCTGTTTGTGGCATCATGTGACAAGGGAATGTAGCTGACGAAAGCATCACCTTCCTCTACCCACCTTGCATACTCGAACACAGCTGCAAGGTACTCAAAGGGCTTGTCTGCGGCTGACCACAGATCGAAGGTGCCTTGGTAGTCCTTTGCAATATCCAGAAGCTCATCGTGCTTGCTGGTGGTCCACTGTGCTCGTGCATCTAGTGGTTGCTTGCTGATCTTGTCGAAGTCACCACAGTTGGCCAAGTGTACCTTGAGCCAGTAAGCATTGTTGCCCTCCACCAGATAGCCACGCTTGTAGCAGAAGAGGGCCTTCAAGTGACTGTCGCGGTGATAACTGAAGTTGCTGACTGGATACATGCGGCCACGGAAGTCTACCTGCCAAGGTATATAAAAGCCCTCAGTCTCGTAGGCTATCAGTTCACGGGCAGTCTGTAAATCTTGCTCCATGACAACCGCTGCGCCCTTCACACGCATCGATAGCTTGATGTGCTTTCGGACTTCTGCCTTAATGGCAGCTACTTTCTCCTTTGGCATCACCTGCCAATCTACTGGCAACCTTGGCCGCTCTGGTAGCGAGTGTCTAGGAAACTTGTTGAGGCCTTGCTTCTTGTTGTCCCAACACCACTGCACAGCTTCCAGCACTTGCTCATTGATAGCCAAAGGAGTGGCTTGTAGTGCGTTAAGTGCCCTGACCCACCTTGGCATAACACCGTGTGACAGTTGGTGTGTAACGGCCTCTTGTTGGCTGTGGGATGCCTTCTTGATCAAGGGCACCATAGAGGCAAGGTCAGCGTCGTGATAACACCCAGTGTCAAAGGCTGACCAAGGCTGCGGGGGTGCCAGCATGGGCTTGAAGATTGGAGACATCCACGCCATCCGCTCTGCATTGGCTTCCATGGATGCAAAGGCCTCTTCTGTCAGGCAAATGATCGACTTGCTGCTTTTCTTAGCCACATATTCATACACGCGGTCAAACACACCGCTGGCCTTGAGAACACTAGAGAGGATGGGTGCAGATAGTTTCACTCTTCGCAGCTCTCGCTGTGCTTTGGTTACTTTCGTGTTTGATGTACCAAAGTTCAAAGAGCTAAACCCATTCTTCTGAGTGATGATGCGCAGGGCCTTTAAGCGATGCTCACGACTGTTGTGTGCTTTGGTGACTTGTTCGACCAAACGCTTGTTGGTGTTCTGTGGCTTTGGACGCTCAAGACCTGCTGCGGCTGCAAGCTCCA